CCAATCGGCATCAGAGACCTCCCTGCATGTGGCGCTGGAGCGCCTTCTGTCGGGCCACGAGCGCGTCGCGCTTGCCGTATCCCGCCTTGTTCGAGGTGCGCCCCATGTTCGGGAACGGGCGTCCCTGGCCGTAGACCTTCCCGCCAGCGGCGTTGGGCTGGAAGCCCCCGCCGCCGACGATGGGCGCGTTCTTCCCCTGGGAGGGGTTGAATCCGAAGGTCTGCATGGCACGAATCCTAACGCAAAGTGGGCTCAGGAGAGGGTCTTGCTGACGCGCTCTTTTGTACCGACGTCGGCCGTGATCGTGAAGACCTGGACCGGAGCCGTGCTGATGGAGCCGTCAGTGTAGAAGACGAGGCGGAAATAGATCTGGCGGAACCGGAGCCCCTTGTAGAACTTCGCGAACTTCCGCGTGGGTCCGGTGTCTCCGAGCGCGTAGTCGGACTCGAAGGTGACCTGGCCGCTGTACGGGTTCGCCCAGGTCCCTCCGAGGAGATCCCCCCACGTCACGTTGTTGGTCAGGAGTTCGTTCCAGGAGACCTTCGTCGTGAAGGTGACAGGCACTGCCCATGCCCGAATGCGGCTCCGGAACATCGCGTCCACGCCCCACCAGAAGAGGCGCTTGTAGTTGGACGACAACTCGTAGTTGTAGTTCTTCGTCTGGATCTCGCAGGTGAACTCCTCCGCGACGTCACCCACCGCATCAGCGATGTAGAGAAGAGGGATAGTGCGCGTGCTCCGCGTCTCTGTGCTGATGCTCTGTTCGGGAGTGGACTGCCAGGCGTAGGAGAGACCGAGTGCGGGCGTCGTCCCGCCGTCGAAGAACTTACCTGCGTGTGCGCCAATGGGAAGGTCGAGTTCCAGGATGACGTCGTCGAGGTAGAAATCGCCGAAGCCGTCGAAGCGCAACTCGACGGACGCTGTGCCAGGGAACGTGGCCGACAGCGGCTCGACGTAGAAGGTGGTCCAGGAGCCCGACAGGGAGAAGGTGGTTTCGCGGTTGCCCAGCGGGGCGCCGGAGCCGCTGAGGTAGGTCATCCGTACGCGGAGGGAGACACCCGTACCCTTTGCCCGGAAGCCTGCGAACGGGCGCACTGCCGCGCCTGTCACCGGCATCGTCCGGTAGAGCGAGGCGGCATAGGGCATCGAGCCGCCTGTGCCGGGGTTGGGGGCAGAGGCGATAGCCCGGTCGATGAACGCCGCGTGAGCCACGCCTGCGTTCGTGACCCGAGTCACGGTCGCGTTGGCTGTTGTCCACCCCGTGGTGTTGTCGCGGAAGCCGCCGTTGAGGGCGTAGTTCGTCCGGACGGTGCCCGAGGGGCCAACCTGGGTGGATGGAAGGACGTAGGCGCGGTCGACGGCCGCGTCCGTGTTCGGGCTCATGATCTGACCGATGGCGCCGTACTGCGGCGACTTCCACTTCGTCCAGGTCCGCGTGCGCAGGCTGTAGACGAACATCGTGTCGTAGTAGTGGAAGATGGCCCGGTTGTTGAAGGTCGAGACGGCGAAGGGGTTCGCGATCCCGGACTTGCCAACCGTCGTGAACGGCACCTTCATGTTGATCTGCTGAGCCCGGTTGTTGATGAACTCGTAGGCCTTCTCGTCGAACATGAAGTAGAGGTAGTTCTCGTGCGACACGACACAGTCGCGGGAGGTGAGGCCGACTCCCGGCACAAGCACGGACACCTGGCCGAGCGCAGGGTCGCTGGAGAACTCGAACGTGTAGATACTCTGCGTCCGGAAGAGCACGAGGGTGTTGTAGTAGAGCACCATCTGGACGATGCTCTGACCGTCCCCAGCGCCCACATCGACGAAGGCGGGGCTCTGCCAGAAGTTCGCCTGGCCGAGCACCTTCGAGTAGTAGAGCCGGGTGCCGTTCGGCTGATCCCGTCCGGGCACGACCCAGAGGCGGAACTTGTACGCGAGGATGCCCTCTCCGCGCGGCATGTTCGCGTCCGCGACGAAGCCCCCTGCCGGAGTCCAAGATCCCCCCGGATTGGTCACTCCGACAGGGGAGAGGAGCCACGCCTTGCCGTCGAACTGCGTCATCGCGGTCGCCGAGAAGGTGCTCGTCACGAGGACCCACGCCACGCCGTTGAAGGCGTAGGTCGAGTTGAAGCCGTCGCTCGCGAGGAGGTACGGCGCACCGTTGGAGCCGTAGTAGTACCCCAGAAGTCGGGCGTTGCCGACTGTCCCCAGTTGGAGGGGCTGAGCGAGATCCTGGAACGGCGGGCGCGAACGCAGGGAGCCGTCGAGGCCAGGGTCGAAGTTGAGGCACTCCACGACCTCGGTGTCCGCGATGGCGGTGGGGTCGTCGAACGTGTTCAGCCCTCGCCCGAACGGGCCGATGACGAGAGGCTTGCGAGAGGAGGAGGCGCGCGCCACGTCACATCACCTCGATGATGACGGGGTAGGTCATGTGAGCGGCGTGGCGCTCTTCCTCCTTGCGCTGTGCGAGGGCTCCCTGGAACTGGGCCTCCTTCGCCTGCGAAGCCCCCCAGTCCTCGTCCATCTCGTAGCACTTCGCGAGGACGTAGTCCACGACGGCCGGGTAGTAGTCGTCCGGAACAGCGAGGGTCTCGTTGAGGTCGCCCGTGAGAAGGGCCGGATTGATCGTGCAGAAGAGCGTGATCGGGAAGACGTCGTCAGGCACGGGGTAGAGGCTGAACTGCCCGCCCCAGGCGTACCAGAAGTCGGGCTTGCCCTCCTGGGTCTTCTCCGGGTCGGACATCATGATCGACTGCTCGGCGTCGGCGAAGGCCAGGTTGCGCAGAGGGGCACCGTCGAGGTGCAGGCTCTCGATCTGCTGGATGCTGACGCCGGGGAAGTCGTAGGTATCCTGGCCGACGACGGTGGCCGTCGTCGAGCGGGACTTCAGGATCTTGTTCTCGGTGACGATGGCCTGCTGGGCGTCGTTGGCCCAGGCGAGGATGTCGGCGTCCTCCAGTTGCACCCCCGACTCGTCGCCGAAGGTGCGCTTCACCTGTCGGACGAGCGCTCCGTATGTGCGGGTCGAGGGGCGAAGAGTCATGACTACCTCCGGAACGTGTGACCGTCGTGCTTGTACCAGAACTTCTTGTCCCGGCCACCGGAGATGACGTTGGCGAGGACGTCCTGACGATCCTCAGCCTCCTCCATCTCGTGCTTCTTGTCCAAGAGTTCCTGGGCGACCCGCTTCATCTCCAGCCGCTCGAAGACGTCGACCGGCCGGTGCTTCGAGAGGTCGCCCTCGAAGAGCCAGGCGAGGATCGCCGCAGGGTCGGCCATCTCGCGCTCGGAGATGTACCTGATGATCTGCGGGCTCCCGGACTTCTGGAGCGTGTCGGGCGAAGAGTCGAGGAGCGCGAACGGCTTCGTGTCGGACTCGTCCCGCGCGTGCTCCGGAACGAAGACGAGGGAGAAGTACGGGTTGTAGTCGTGGATCGCCTCAGCGAACTCCTGGTGCCGAGCGCTGACGAACTCCCCGACAGAGGAGTCCCAGACCTTGGCGCTGGACGCGAATGATGTCTCCATGCGCTCAGATTACCCTTCGTAGTTCTCGCGGCGCAGATCGGCGCGACTGCGTGCCTGAGGGTTGGGTGCGGCGCTCCCGACACGGAGGGCGACGATCTCGACGTCATCGGCGGTAGAGCCGGTCGTCGGGAGGTACGGCTTCTGCCGCCCGTACTCGGCCTGCCGGAGATCCGCGATGCTCAGCGCCGGGTTGCTCGTCGGGATGGCGGCTCGAAGCGCTTCCACCTCCAGGTCCGACACGGAGCGGTCGGGCTGAGGCTCGCTGGTAGGGTTCTCGACCTCGTCGATGCCGAGGGTGACCGTCTGCCCGTTCGTGAAGTTGGGCGATGAGGTGCCTGCGGTGCCGCCCCAGTGCGCGGAGAGGATCGAGTCGGCCCGAGGGTCCGACGCCGCACCGTAGGCGTAGGTGTCGCCGATCTTCGTGCCGCCTGTGTTCCCGTGAACCGGGTGCGACGAGGTCGAGGAGTTGTTCGTCCCGAAGAAGCAGAGTTTGAACTCCTCGCCCCCCGGCACAGCCGGGAAGGCCAGGGACCCTGCCGCCGAGCCGCCCCAGGTGAGGGCCGACAGAGTGGCGTCGGAGATCAGGAAGTGGTGATCGGCCGTGGGCTGGATGGCGACGCCAATGGCGCAGATCCGTGTAGTGAGGGCGGCGGCACGAAGGTTCAGCACAGCGGCGTCCGTGACGTCTTGGGCGTCCTCGATGACCTTGCCCCAGACGTACATGAGGCGGTTCGTCGCGGTGCCTGTCTTACCTGCGTGGAGGACGGTGAACCCCTCTGTGGCGTAGGGCTGGGTGTAGCCGTCGCCGGAGTTGCCCGTGGCCTGAGCAAACCACGCACCGACGATATAGAGATCTCCGATGGCAAGACCTGCTGGAGCGGAGATGTCGAGCGGGCCGGGATCGGTCGAGGCGTCAAGGCCTACTGAGTTGCCGCTGTTGACGGTCGAGAACGAGCGCACGGATGCCATGACTGCCTCCTAGGCGATGTAGTTCGCGGGGTTGGGGGCCGGAGAACCGGGCGTCGGGTCGAACTGCCCCGCCGTCCCTCGGATGGAACCGAACATCGCGTACTGCCGGTCCTGGTTTTCCGTGGTCGACTTGATGACCACGGGGCTGTTGATGCGTGCGATCTCGACGTCGAAGCGTACCGCCTTCACGGACACCTCTCCGGGAGCGGCCTGGAACGAGCGGACGTACATTCCGGCCGGGGCCGTGTAGGTGTAGGTGTTGCTCGCGATCTTCAACGAGATCTGCGCCTCCGCTTTCAGGAAGGACAGCACCTCGACGTGCTCGCGCAGAGCAGACCCCGCGCGCTTCGTCATGAGTTGCGTCTGCCCGCCCGTGATGGTCGCGTTCGCCATCTGGTTGCGGTGAGTCAGGTAGAGCGCGTCCTGCCGGATCGTGGGGAAGTAGCCCAACTTCCACCGGATGAGGTAGTACGTCGAGATGTCGAGCGCGACCTTCCCACGGATCACAGAGGGCTGGAACTGCGACCCTTCCGTGTAGTCGTTCCAGGTGCCCTGCTGAATCAGCGGGACGTCTGTCGTGATGGCCTTGCCCCAGTGCGCTCGGAGAGACTCTGTATTGAGCGACTCGAAGAACATCTGACCGTAGCCGGGGTTCGGACGGACGTCCTGGTTCCACACCGGCCACAGCGGCTCTTCCCCGCGCGCTCGGGTCGTAGCCGCGTCGTTCACGGACGAGGCAACGTTCGCCGGGTCCGCGCCAGCGCCCCAGCGACCTGCGGCATACTGCGGCACTGCCGAGTAGGCCGGGGCCTGGCCGATGCTGTTGAAGATGCCGA